ACGCAAAGGGTGAAGACAACCAACAGGCGCTAAAGCTCAGCTATCTGCTTGAGGATGTTATCAACCAGCTTGCAGAAGCTAACAACACGTTCTAATCCATGAATAAAACACTCGACAGCAAAGCAATCGCAGGAATGTCGCACCATCGTTCTCCTGCATTCGTATCAGCATACCTTGGCATGATGCTAACGCATCGTATGCCGGGCACAGCAATCATGGCTATGCTCTCTTACAAAGAGCAGAAGGTGATCAATAAAGCATGGTCTAGCTTGATGAGCAAAAAGGTTGATCCTTGGATACATGGAGACTTAAGGAAGAAGGCAATGCTTGAGTTCTTCAATGTTGCTAAAAGTGTGAGTAAGATTCGCAAGTATCGCAAGTTCATCAAATTGATGAGTCACTTCGATGACTACATCGGGACTTTAGGGAAAGCACAATTAGAAGACATGATAGCTGGAAAAGGCAGGCAGGAGATCCAGATATTCATTGGCAATCGTGCAAAGCGTTTCTTTAACTCTAATCCTCCATACAAAGAGAAGGGTAAGAAGCCTCTGTATGATGAGTTACCTCTGTATGCATGCTCTGGTGAGCTTGAAGCAGATGCGATGAACTACCACAAGATCATCAAGCTATCTCGTGGCGCATCTAACACAACCGGTTACTGGAAGCAGAGCGACAAGCTTAACTTCTCAAGAGATGGTGGCGGTCAGCGTGAGACTCAGTTCCACATTGATCCTGTACGTGCCAAGATCGTCTGCGGATTAGTCACTCGACTTGGTGGGCATCGCCGTAATGGTGGTCACATCCACATCAACTGCAAGTATGACTACGCCACTGGTAAGCGTGTGTTTGACGCATTGCGTTATCACTTGTCTTGGACTCGCTGGCTTGTCAGCGGTGTCAGACGTAATCATACTTGGGCTCCCGTGAGTGGTACGGATCAAACATTTGATCGTGCTATCGGTCACAAGCAGGCCGCAGTGACAGCCAACACATGGCATCGCACTGGCACTGTCGAGATGCGTGTATGGGGTACGACTAACAAGCCAGAAGAGTGGCTTGGTAGAGCAAAGCTCATGCAGGCTATTGCCAAGTGGTCAGAGGCATTCAACTGCACTCCGAACGACACGCCTTATCCTATCACGATGGACACGGCGCATCTTGCATGGCCTCAGTTCTTCTCTTGGGCATGCAGGCATGCTCCCGAGGGTCTGTGCTATGCTCTTAAGACTATGCGTAAGAAGTTGCGTATGGCTTCCACTCCATCGGTAGATAAGCAAGCTTGCGAAGCATTCCTCACTGCATGGGAGCAGTCAGGCCGCACTTGCCGAGGCTATCGCACTCGCCAGCCAGTCAGTCAGCCAGCAACCATTGATATCAGCGGCAATTCGCTAGGTATCGCTCAACCCGTAACAAATTGGATAACAGGAAACTAATCATATGTGTAAATTAGCAGGATGGACATCGTCCAAAGATCAGCCACTTAGCAAGCAGGCCGCAGACTTAGCACTGCAGGCCGCTCATGAAGTCATCATCCGTTCAGAGAAGGATGGCTTCGGATATGCACAATCAGGATCAACTGGGCTTCGTGCCAAGTTCGTCCAACCGTCAGAGTTCGAGAATATGGACTCGCTTCCTAATCTGTATCGCAGAGCCGGGAACGCCGCTTCCGCATTCTCAACCAGTTATCGTACTTCTCAGGAAGGTTCATATGTGAATAACAAGCATATGATCGTTCATGGTCGCACTGCAACTTGCGGAGTTAATCTTCAGAATGTGCATCCTTTCCGCCGTAAAGGTTGGACGCTTGCGCATAACGGAGTTGTTAACTGGGCAGGTCAGAAGTCTAAGGATCACGAATCGGTTAGTTGTGACTCTGAGCATCTTATCATCTGTATGGCAGATCACACTCCTATGCTTCAGCGTAAGGAGGCACTTAACCACATAACTGGCTATGCCGCATTCTTGGCTCTGAATCCACAAGGTAAGCTGGTCGTTGCCGTAGATGATAGAGCTTCGCTCTATGCAGGCATTACTAGCAAGGGACGTTGGATCTTTGGTACGACCAAAGCCATCGTGGAGGCAATAGCAGATGCATGGAACGCTAAAGGCGTACAGGCTTATCCTATTGATAACTGGACATGGATGGAGTTCAACGCTAATGAGTTGTCTGATCCTGAGCTTTCAGAATGGAAGCACAAGGATGCTACGAGTCATCAGCTTGGATTCGCATCTCGCAGTATTGGCAAAACGTATCAGGCCTATTCAAGCAACTACGGCTATCGTAGTCCGTATGACAGGCCGACAACGATCCTATCGGCAGAGCAAGCCGATCATCAGCGTGGAGTAGTCCAAGAAGACTTCACGCTAGATCCTGACGAGCAGGAGATCATTGATGCCCAACTGTCAGGTATTCCTGACTACATGGGGGAATGAAGAATCGCCAAACGCTTGTCGAAGCAATCATTGCTTTGATCTGCTCGGTTCTCATTGCCTACTGGTCTGATAAGTATAAGTAAAATGCACAGGGGAGTCCGGCTAACGCCGGGCTCCCCTTTTTTATTGCATCGGCTCGGCTCCGCCTCGCCTCGTTTTGCGCCGAACTTGTTAGGGCGACCAGAGCCTAACTTGTTAGGGCGACCAGAATTATTCCTTGCCCTTATTAGGATCTCTTATCGGGATCTGTATGAAAGGCATCGGTTCAATGCCACGGCTTGCTAGCCACTTGTCGCAAGCTTCACCGACGATCTTAGAGAGGTTATTGAGGTAGTCATCCCAGTCGTCCTGCGATCTGCGGGTTTCGATGTGTAGAATTTCGTTATGAGGGACGTAGTTCTTGTGCGCTGGCATCTTATTTCTTCCTCTTCTTACCGAAGATAAGGCTCCAGTTATCCCTGTATTTCTGGGATGGAGGCCGGGTTCGGCCTTCAGAAGAAGCATCAATCTTCTTTTGCATGGATAACATGCGTGGAGACAGCTTGGAGTATTCTACCTTATCGCTCACTCAGTAATGATGGCTGATGGCTTCTTAGGCTCGTTGAATACGGAGTCGAGGAACTCATCAATGGCGCAGAGAATACAAGCCTCTTTATCCTCGTCTGGTGCTCCGTGCCTAAAGCCTTCTGCATCCTTGGTGGAGGCGTAGATAAGGGCCCTGACTCCAGCTAGGAGCGTGAAGGCCTGATAAGAGCTTGCAAACAGCTTTGCAATGCGGAGAGCCTCTTCTGGTGAGCAAACGGAGCTAACTTGGCAGATCTCCCTGTTTTCCGAGTCAATAACTCGGTCTGCATCTGCGGCGAATGGGAGGGTGAATTCAATGGGGTTATCTGTTACGATCATCGTTTATAGGTTGTTAGGATTGGTCTGACTAGGTCTGCTATCTGCTTTGTTTTACCGAGAGTGTTGTATTCCTCAATCTTCTTAAGTGTGGAAAGCATGAGGTCTATTTCCGCACGGAGGTTGTTCACCAAGTCTTCTTCGTCCATGATTGAATTAAAGATTTGAGGCGATTGCATTGCGTTGCTTCTGTAGCTCAATTTCCTTCTTGGTTTCCACTAGGGAGATTTGATTGAGCATCATAACGCAATCAGTTTGGTGATCCCTGTAGAAAAGGGCTATTGCCTTCTCAGTCTTCTTTCTGACTGATTCAGCGAGGATATATGCGCCTAATGCTAGGCTAAAGACGATTCCGAAGAATCCTACTGCGAGTACGAATATTACCATTTTAGTTGGGTTGAGGTGTTCAACATGGGTGTACCGAAGAACCCAGTACGTAGCCATCCTACGTCTCTATGCCCTCAAGATTAAGATTTACGTGATTTTTTGCCTGAGCACTTCCACTTAGCACGGCTTAAGCGCAAAGGGGAGTTCTTGTCCTTTGCGGCGGCAGGATGCTTCTTCATCTGCCCATAAGAACGTGCACAATACGAATCTCCCTTGCTTGTGCCGGGAGCGATGCTGTAGCCCTTTGCCCCATACCTAACGGTCTTCTTCTTGCCAGTCTTGGGGTTGGTTACTACCTTCTTGAATTTCTTCTCAGTCATGGGTGTTAGAAGTTGATGTCCTCGTCCTCAAACTGGTTCTGGGCTGGCTTGGAAGGATAGGCTTTACGCTCACGCTTCTCGGACACCTTGCCAGAAAGGAACTGGTTTCCGTTCTTGCTGGTTTTGTTCCAAGCACTGATCTCCCACTCCTTGCCATTAAGGTCGGTGAAGGTTCCAGTGAAGTTAGGGGCTTTAGGGTTGGTTCCCTTGTTGCTGAACAGCACGAAGCTGTTTTTATTGTCGTATGGCATGTTGTGTTTTGTTTTGTTTAGTTCCTCTCATCGAACCGAAGGTATTCGGATCGGAATGAGAGAGGTATTCTTCCAGTTGCGGTTGCTCTTGACAAGGCAATATTCAACCACCAATCGGAAGGATTTTCTTCATCTCGCTGGATCTTGAGGAACAAGTCACAATCATGTTCGATGCCTCTTGATTCACGTGATGCCCCATCTGCATTGAGTTGGGTGAGAGCGATGATAGGGATGCCTAGTTCCTTTGCAAGTATTTTTATCGTGCGTGATGATTCAGCCACTTGCTGTTCCCTGCTGTCCTTGCGGTTGAGCGGTTCTATTAGCTGGATGTAGTCCACCACGAGGAGCTTGATGCCATGCACTGCAACCATGCGACGAGCGGCGGCTCGCAGTTGCAGGGGGTTGATACTGCTCTCGTCACGAATGAAGATGGGGAGCTTGCTGACTTGTCCAATGCCCCACCTGATCTTGTCCATGAGTCCCTTTGTGGGGTTCTTGGATAGTTCGCTGATGTCGGCTCCAGAGCATGATGCCACAAGCCTATCCGTTAGCTCTCCGCTTCCCATCTCAAGCGATATGATGCCCACTGGCACATCCGTGAAGGCGGCTCTCATCGCCATGTTTAAGGCCAGAGCCGTTTTACCACCCTTTGTTGGAGCCCCTATCACAATCACCTGACCATTACGGAATCCACCAGTGATGTCATCCAGAGGCTTAATTCCAGTCGTGATGCCCATGAGCTTGCCTCGGTTCATCACCATCTCCTCATAGACTGACAATCGGTTGTGAGCGGCCTCCTTGACTGTCTCAATCCTCCCCTTGCTTTCCGCATCGGCGGCAACGGCTACAAGAGCCTTCTGCACGATCTCGGACAAATCCTCGGATTCTGCTGGATTGCTGGCAGACTGAATGATCCTCTCTGCGGCACTCACGGCAAGCCTAGCAGTGTGCTTGTGGCGAAGGATGTCTAGGTACTGCTTCCAGTTGGATGGAACGCATGGGAAGATGAAGCACTCGGATAAGAATGCCGCCCCTCCGCACATCTCAAGGGTTCCGGAGTTGTTCATATGTTCTGTAAGGGTTACGAGGTCGCAATCCTTGCCTTCCTTCCAAAGCTCAAGAACAGATTCAAAGATCCTCTTGTGAGCAGGGTGATGAAATAGCTTGGGCGTTGCATAGTCTGCGGCTTCATTGAGAATACCGGCACACTGAATAACGCTTGACAAAAAGGCCTTCTCCGCCTCTTCAGAGTATGGAGTGGCTTTAGTCATTCTTCTTCTTGCGTGTACGCTTTGGCTTGGCATCCTTAGCCTCCTTCATTGCCCAATAAAGCTCTAACTGCTTCTTGAACACGAGCCAGTCGTAAAGGAGCTCTGTCTTCCATACCACTTGGAAGTCACCCTCCTCCTCCTTGCCAATCCTGACAATGGCATGATCCTTGATCCTCATGGTATTGAGTTGTCCATGATTCTCATCCCATAGCTGTGCATAGCCAGCCACCTGCCTCCAGTAAGGATCGTTAATGCGCTTGCTGGTCTTTAGGTCGATCAGCACGTGATCTCCGTTAGGCCTCTTGGCAACAAGGTCAATGGTTCCCCCATAACGCAGTGCGTCATGGACAAGCTGAGTCTCGGTAGCGACTTTCTCAAGTCCCTCTCCATCCCACCATTCTAGGAACTTGGAATAGCATCCCAAGGCTTTGTCGATCTTGTCCTGCTCGTAGTCCGAGAGGTCACATACAAATCCATTGAGGAATGCCTCGCACATGAAGTGGGCGATTGTACCGATGTCTGCGGCACGATCACGCTCCTTGCGATAGTCCTTGCCCTCCGTTCCGAGCTTCCATGCCCATGCAATGAGAGCCTCTGGAGATTCACCGATCTTGCAAATCGTTGACCCTCCGGGCACTTCTTCTCCGCTCTTGGTGTGATATTTTTGATGAGGTGCATTACGCACCAATTTGACTTTTTCCATTTTAGTATGCCCTCGCAGGCTCTTGAAGTTCTCCTTCGATCTCAATGCCGCAATTAGGGCATTGACTTGGTTCAATACTAGCTTCTTGTCCTAGAAGAGTGACGATGAACTCGTTCTCCTCTCCGCATGAATTGCAGACAAGCAT